ACGTCGCCCTCGCGGGCGGCCACGAGATCGTCGGGCGCGAGGGTTGTGACGGAGGCCCGGCCGCGCATGACGAAGCGGATCACCCCCTCGGTCTCCACAGCGTCGAAGCCGAAGTGGCGCGACAGCGTGGTGATCGACGCGCGCGGGCTTTCGAGCGCGGTGATGGCGTAGCCCTCGACCGCGCCCCAGAGGCCGGTGACGTCGATGCTATCCTCGGGCAGACCGGCGCGCAGGCAGAGGTGCCGCACGAGGGCCGCCAACGACACCGCGCCAAGCCTGCCGGTCAGCCAGTGGCCGAGCCGCCAGTTCGCCCCGTCCGTCCAGACATCGGTCAGCGCCGGAAAGAACGGATAGGGCCGCGCGTCCCAGGTCCAGGCGGCGCATTCGGGCACATGCACCATCCGGCCGCCGTAGATCGATGAGACCGGATTGTTCGCCGGGCTGCCCCACCAGAGATAGGTCGCCTCGAGATAGGCCCGCTGGATCGCGTCGTCCCGCCAGCCCCGCGAGAAATGCGGCGCGAAGCTCTCAGATGACTTCGGATCGAAGAAGACGTTGGGCTGATTGGTGCCCCGGTCGATGGCGGGGCACCCGAGTTCTGTGAACCAGATCGGCTTGGATTGCGGCGCCCACGCCGTCGGCGTCCCGCTCTCCACCCCTCCCGGGCGGTCGAAGTGCTCGTTCGACCACCAGGCGCGCAGATCCTTGTAGCGGAACACCCACGGCTTGGCCGCGCTGCCATCAGTGATCGGGGTCCGGACCTGCGCGGTGCGATCAGCCGCGCTGGCATAGAACCAGTCGAAGCCTTCGCCGCCCGCGATGTTGCCCTGCAGATAGTTCCGGTCGTAGATCGCTGGCCAGCCCTCGGCCGCGTCGAGATGCTCGAACCCGTCCCGCCAGTCCGACAGCGGCATGTAGTTGTCGATCCCGATGAAATCGATCTCCGGGTCGGCCCAGAGCGGATCGAGGTGGAAGAACACGTCGCCACTGCCGTCGGCCGGCTGGTGCCCGAAATACTCGCTCCAGTCGGCGGCATAGCCGATCTTCGTCCCCGACCCGAGGATCGACCGCACATCCGCGAGCAGATCCCGATACGCCTGCACGGCCGGATAGGTGCTGGCGCCCGAGCGGATTGTCGTCAGCCCCGGCATCTCGGTGCCGATCAGGAAGGCGTCGACCCCGCCCGCCGCCGCGCAGAGATGGGCGTAGTGCAGCACCATGCGGCGCAGGCCCCAGTCGCCGGAAGGCCCGGTCCACGATACCGACTGACCAGAGACGCTGAAGCTCGCGGGTGTTGCCGCGCCGAACAGCGCCGCCACCTGCGTGGCGGCCGTCGCCGTCTTGTCGACCGATCCCGCATATCCCGCCGCCGGCGAACAGGTGATCCGCCCCCGCCAGGGGAACGCAGGCTGGCCGGTCTCGGCGGCGTTGTCGGAATAGGGGTTCGGCAGCGTGTTGCCGGGCGGCACGTCCATCAGGATGAAAGGATAGAAGGTGACGCGCAGCCCGCGCGCCTTCATCTCCTGGATGGCCTGCACCACGGCGAAGTCGGACGGCGTGCCGCCATAGACCGGGCGGTCCTGGTCGTCGCGGCTGACGAGGAAGGCGCTGCCGCGGCTCACACCGTTCACCGACCAGCTGGCGGGCGTGGTCGACTTGGCCGACACCTCGACGCCCGGCCGCACCTTGCACGATCCCGCGCGCAGATCGTCGCCGAACCACGCCACGACGAGGCTGACGCTCTCGACCGCGGGCGCCATCGCCTGCAGCCGGTCCAGCGACTCCACCATGTCCGTGGAGTCTGCCAGCGCGTTCAGGTTCTCGGGCACCGTCGCGCCGCCATCGGTCTTGCGGATCGCCTGCGTTGCGTAGGTGAACTCGCCCGAGGCGGGGATCATGGTGACGGCCTGCGTCAGTCCCTCGGCGGTGTCGGGATCGGCGAGCGGCCGGAAGACCTCGAAGGAGAGTTGCGGCAGGCGGTTGCCATAGGTGGACAGCGCGAGTTCCTCGAAGACCACATAGGCCGTGCCACGATAGGCCGGGGTATTCGCCGCACCCATCTTCGCCGCGATGAACGGATCGGCCGCCTGCGCCTCGTCGCCCGGATACCAGCGCCAGGTGACGCCGGAGAGGTCCATCGGCTTGCCGTCAGCCCAGATGCGGCCGATGCCGGTGATCGGTCCCTCGCAGAGCGCGACCGCGAAGGAGGCGTAGTACAGATACTCGGTGGTCTTGACCTTGCCGCCCCCGCCGCCCTTGCCGCCGCCCTGCGTGGTGGTCTTCGTCTCCTCGCGGAAATCGGTCGCCCAGATGATGTTGCCGCCCATGCGCATGCGCCCGTAGAGCCGCGGGATCACCGCGCCCTCGGTGGCCGAGGTGATGCGCAGCGTGTCGAGCCGCGCGCCTTCGATGCGCTGCGTCGGCGCCAGCGACGAGATGATCCAGCTGTCGACGACCGAGCCGATGCTGGATCCGATGAAACCGCCGATCGTCGCGGCGCTGACGCCGAGGATCGCGCCGCCGATCGAACCGCCAATGGCGGCGCCAGCGGCACCGAGAACGAGGGTGGCCATGTCGGGGTCTCAGCGTTGCGGGAACAGGAAGGCGAAGGCGATGCGCCGCCGCCAGGCGTTGTTGAGCGGTTCCTCGATCACGCCGAGCCGCTCATAGGCGTGGAGGAAGCTGTCGGGCGCGGTCAGGATCCCGACATGCTTCGCGATGGCACGGGGCTTCATGCGGAAGAGGACCAGCGCGCCCGGACACGCCTCGGCGAGCGGCATCTCGATCATCATGGCGCGCGCACCCTCGGCCAGCACCTCGCGCGGGCCGGTCTCGCCCCAGTCGCGACTGTAGGCCGGGATCGGGAACGGCTCTGGACCCACAACCTCGCGCCAGACGCCCCGGGCGAGCCCGAGGCAATCGCAGCCGACACCGCGCAGGCTCGCCTGGTCGTGGTACGGCGTGCCGAGCCAGGAGCGCGCGATGGCGATGACGCGGGTGGGATCGGCGGAGGTCACAACACGGACCCTTCGTGCCCGCCATCCTTGGTGGCGTAGCGGAGAACGGCGTCCTGGCCGGGGATGTGCGGGAAGCCGCGGAAATTGGCCGTGTTGGCGAACTTCGCGCCACAGGTATCCATACGCTTGTCGCAGCCGGCGCGGATGGTGAAGGCATCGCCCTCGGCGATCGCGCGCACCGGCGCCTCGAGCAGGGTCAGGATCGCCACGCCGTCCGTCACGTCGTGGCCGAGCACCTCTGCCTTGCGCCCGACATTCGCGCCGCTCGTCCAGTCCAGCGTGCCGAAGTTGAACCAGCCGGCCTCGAAGTCGCCGAGACCCGAGGCGGTGAAGGCGCGGTCGCGCAGGAGATCGATGACGGCGCCCGTGCCCTTGTAGTCGGGGTCTTCCAGATCGACGCCGCAGCGCGCGTCGCCTAGGGCGGCATCGCAGGTCGCCTGGAACGTTCGCCCGACCGTCTGGCCGAGCACATGAGCGAGCGAGCGGACCTCGGCGACGAACGCCAGCCGCCCGCGCCGAATCTGCCCGATGGCCCCGCGCCGCATCAGCACGCGCTGGCTCGTGTCGGTCCAGTTCACCCGCCACACCTCGACCTCGGCGTTGTCCCAGCGGCCGTCGAGGATGTCGGTCTCCGTGATCCGGTCCGAAGTCAGCACCCCCTCGGCATCCTGCGCATCGACCGACAGGTCCGAGCCCGAGCGGACCTCGGAGGCCGTGAGCCCGCTCTCCGGCTCGAAGTCGGTCCCGTCGAAGCTGAGCGTCCGGTCGTGATCGGTGAAGCCGAAGGTAACGCCATCGGCCCGCGCGATCCGCCAGCACCAGGCGAGCGTGGTCGTGCCCTCCTCGAGATGGGCCTGCAGGGCGGACGAGAGGGACTTCATCGGCAGGTTCCCATCATGCGGTCGTCCAGATCGGCGATCCAGTTCGCCCATGCGGGCGGTACATCCGCGACGGTCTCCGCAGCCGGCCGGACGAGCCGCGCCTCGGCATAGGAGGCGCAGCCCGCGTCACCAGTTCCCATCGTTGCGGCGCAGCCGGTCAGCGGGATCGCCAGCGCGGCGGCCGTCGCGAACCGCATCGCGACCGCGCTCCACCTTCTCGATCGTCTCTTCCATGGCATCGCGTTCCGCCTCCCGTTTGCCAGCGCGTTCGCCTTCCACACGCCCCCAGACCCGACCGAGGACAACACCACCAACCGCGCCCAGAGCCGCGATGAGCCAGATCAGGAGATCAGCCATCGTCCCGCTCCCCGCGGGCTGCGGCCACGCAGAGGGCGACGACGAAGACGCCAAGGCAGCCGCCCACGACCACTCCTGCGATGAACTCAAGCATCGCCGCGGAACCCGCGCTCGATCCGGTCGCGCAGGCCGATCAGGCCGAGCCCGAGGAACATCAGTCCTGCGGGCGAGGCATCGCCTGAGCCGACGAGCAGCGCGATGATGCAGGACGCGTTCTCTGATCGAGCAATGCAGCTTTTGCCTATGCTGCTCGCGTGGTTGGTCGTGATCGACAAGGCCGAGAATGCCGACCTTGCCCTATATGGCACGAACGCGTTCTATGATGTTTGGGAGAAGGTTTGCGCGCAAGCGCTAGGAAATGAGCGCGACCAATGGCAGGGGTACATACCCCGTCCGACGTGGTGTTCAACAGAAGGGCACGAGCAAGCGGCTGATACCTTCCAGCCGGATATAGTTACTCGTATCAAGGACGGTGCGGTTCAGCATCTGGTTATAGCCG